AGTCTGGCAGACGTATATCTTTAAGGTTTATATCGTTTTCTGTTAGCATCCTTTTTAGCTCTAGTGTCTGTAGCTCTACAGGATATGCAGCGCTAGAGGAAAAATAAAGAATATGTCCAGGCTGTGTACGCATCGCCCACGATGCCATTTCGCTATCTATTGATAGATCCACCGCCAGGGATAGCGGACTACCCTCGATAGTCTGCCTACCTCCTACGACTGCCGCAAGATGTATCAAAAGGTCGAAATAGGTGTCATCGCGTCTAAAGAAGTCTCTAGCATCTATACCGTCTAATATGTCGACATATGTAATGTTATGGTCTCGTAACGCATAACAAAAATGACGGCCTACAAATCCTTTATGACCAGTAATTAATATTTTCACGACAAAGCTACTACTAGGTCTTTATAAAATTGGCTATTAATAAAGTCCTCGTAGATTAATCTATCGTGGCTGTAATACTGCTCAGAGTTAACGCGTGCATAATGGTCATCCATAGCACCCTTGCTAGCTAAGGGATGCATATGCTCGATTACTATGTTTTCTGAGTAAAAAAGGCCGTTAATATCCTGTCCCAGTTTTTTCCAAAAATTATCTAGATATAGATGTTTAGCTTTAGGCTGACACATACCTTTAAGGTTTTCTACGATGCCCCTGGTCATTAAACAGGCAGTAGGTAGATTAGCTCCTTGCAGTAAATCGTTACCGTAGGCTATTCCTTGTCTATTACCTGGTATCTGTAATGTTAATAGGTAATCCCAGAAATCAGTACGCGGTACGTGATCATCGCCTAAAAATCCAAAATAGCTATACCGATCGTATTTAGTATCGTCTAGTAAAACCATCGCAGCCATATTAAGAGGCTGAGCCATACCAGCGGCGGTTATGTGATTAGTTATCATATTTATGTCATCTATCGCTTGATAATCGCGTAATGACCAGTCATCTATATCGCAGACAAAATATAAATCTGCTACAGCTTTCGTATCTTTCCAGGCTTTAAGAAGCCTTTTTGCGTTTTGTGGCCTTCCCCTGGTTGGTACAATGAACACACTTTTTTGCATTTTGTCCCTCTCGATCGTGGTCTTTGAGATGCGTGAAAAGCATACGCCGTACCTCTCGTAAGTCGCCTAACACTTCATCGGCAAAACCGTTAGAGACTGGGCGGCTATTCTTTTCTGCACGTGAGGCGAATATAGCGGCTACCCCTGATATGGTCGCAGCCGCTATTACGCCTAATTGAATTAAAAGGCTATCCACGTCCTAAAGAATCCTTAGGATTTAGATACCGCATAAGAGGCGGTAATACGGCAGCTGCCGCAGCGCTAGTTAAACCTTTTATCGTTACGTCGCCAGTAGCTAAGTAATAAGCTAAAGCTGCGCTAAGCGCGGCGCGAGCCCAGGAAGCCGCCACCTCTTGCGCTGTCTTGATCTGTTTTTTCTGGTTCGCCTTCATCGGTCTCCATTTCTAAACCTCTTATCAAGGTCTCGACTTGCACTGCATTTAGAGCTATCTCGAAATGCATCTCATCCTTACGGTTACGATAATTACCGCCCCATCTTAGACCATATTTACGGCATAAACGGTTAATTACCCTAACTTGCTCCTCGTTAAAAGTACCTACAGCCGCTAGAGGATGTTGAGTAGCATTTAGATCTATAGCTGTACCGCTACTGTGATTAGAGACTACGGTATTAGATTCTCTGACCTTGCGATAGCAATAGCCCCAGTCGTCCAGGGTTTTACTTTCATCTATAGGCTCGACTAGCTTATGAAATTCTGCAGCAAAACCAATTAGTAAAGGCGCTACAGGTTTAGCTACACGCAGCTTTAGATCTGTACCAGGGACGCGCTTACGTACTATGTTGATAGCCTCTGGATCTGCAGATGCAGGCCAGCCGTTAGCGCTTTTTTCCATACGTTAGGTTAGTGCCGCGATTTCGTCTGCGGTCAGACCAAGTGCTGCAAGTTTAGCCTCGGCGCTTGCCTTAGCATCTGCCTTAGCCTGTGCTGCTGCTTCCTCTGCTGCCTTGATTTCTGCAAAGGCTGCTGCATCTGCCTCGCGCTGTGCAACTTCTTCGGCAGTTAGTTCTACCTCAGTAGTTACTCCAGTTGAGCAGTCTACGATTACTTTGGTTGGCATTGTTTTCCTTTCTTAGTTTTTCTTGATTCCGTATAGGGTGGCTGTTGAGTATTGGACAAAATTATATCCTGAATAGGATAATTTAAGAGAAGTTATAGCGGCACTATTAGACCAAAGACCAGCAGACAAAACAGTATAAGCCGTTGTTCCGTTCGTTTCAGATACCATTTCTATACTGAATGACTTATTATTGCTACTCGCATAGTTAGGAATGTAAATTTGACAATTGGAAAAAGTGTTAGCGGTCATAGTGCTGTTATCTGCTAGTGTTATTAAATCCGTATTCGATACATTTACAACACTTGCGCCATTACCATAAAAGTATCTTTGTGAACGATTAGCCGTACTATTGTTAATAGCAATATCAACCAAATCGTTGTTGCCATCAAACCTTAACGACATAACCATACATAAATCAGTATAAGTCGCAGGAATACTTGTAAATTCAATGTTTGCAGCCCCACCACTACCCACAGTTACTGTGGCTATTGCCTCGTATGTGTTAGCCATTATGCCGCCTTTATGCCAAATAGAGTAAGGGTTGTTGTTGAATCAAAATTGCCACTAACTCCTGTAAATGTAACAGAAGTAATAGCAGCAGTATTTCGCCATAGATAAACATAAGCACCTGTTCCTGTTCCTGCTGCATTTTCCCTTGCTAACAGAGTTTTATATGTGGTGCTATTTGAATAATTGTTTATATGCGCTATCCAAGTTCCTCGGCTAGAGCCTAAAGAAATTCCATCTGTGCCTCCAGCCCTATCCGAAAGAACTCCACCGCTATATCCTAAAAGTCTTGTATAAGAATAATTACCAGAAGTTGTATCTGAATTAAAATCAAATTTTCCGTAAGTAGTTCCTGAATAAAGTCCGTTAATAACAATAACAAGGTCGGTATAAGCACCACTAATAGTAGAAAAGGTAACGGATGCGGTGGCAGTAGAAAGCGTTGTCGTTGCTATCGGTTCATAAGTTATAGGCATTATGAAGCCACCTTAATTCCGTAGAGGGCTACTTGTGTATATTCCACAAAATTGCCAGATGAATTACTAAAATCTAATCTATTGATAGCAGTAGTGCTGAACCAACAATGACTTACTAACCTAACATCACCACTTCCGTTGTTGTCAAAACCACATAATGTACGAACAGTTTTATTTTTATTAACATTGGTATAATCTAAAATATCTATAACACCAACAGAAAATACAGAAGCAGTTTGGTTAGCAGTTGCAGAATAAATAATTTGAATACAATTATCTCTAACTTTGCCTTCTCCATAAGCACTAGCAGATGAACCATTACCTGATAAATTGTGCCAAGAATAGTTAGTTGTAGTGTCATTATTTATTGTCATATTGCAATTATTGTTACCTGAACTACTATTTCTTGATAATACTCTAACCTGTAAATGGGTGTAGGTAGATGGAATTGATGTAAAACTTATACTAGCAGCACCACCGCTACCAACGCTTACAGTAGCAATAGACTCAAAGTCGCCAGCATCTCCAAATTTAGAACTGGCGATAATGCCCAAGATATTCATTAAGCAATATCTCCTACGACTAAAAATGTATTTGAAGCGGTGCAGATGATAGAAGCTGCGCTGTATCTTGCGCGTAGTTTAGGTGCTGTTGCTGTTGCACCTGTTGAGTTGATAGTTACGCCTGCGCCTTGCGCTAGTGTTACTTGACCTGCGCCAATTTGAGCTATATTTATTACATCACCTGCGCTAAAAACGCTTGGCGGCACAGTTAAAGTTATTGCGCTGGCATTGTTTAGAGTTACTAGCTGATTTAGGTTAGCTGCTAATAGCGTGTATGTAGTGCCTGTTTCTGCATCAAACTCTAATTTTAAGCGTAGTACAGCTGTACCGCTAGTAACGCCGCCTGATAAACCTGAGTCTGTACCTGTAGTTATGCCCTCTATATCACCTGTTGCGCCACTAGCTGCCCACGCGCTACCTGTGTAATACCATAGGCTGTTATTATCTTTAGTGTATGCAAACTGCCCTTCTTGTGGGCTAGTAATAGCAGAGTTTCTAGCAGCCTCACTTGCAAAAACTAATACGCCTTGCATTAAATAGCCGTTTACGTCCGCGGCTGTTAAAACCTCACCTGTAGTAAAGGTCTTAAATCCTAAACCTGCAGCCATTTATATCTCCTTAGTAAGCGAGCGAGTCCTCATCCAGTAGGCCATCTACTAGAGAGTCTAGCACGAACCCACTCGCGAACGGTTGCGCGGTGGTAAAAGTAGTATTAAAAGAATTAGGGGTAATGTCATAAGCGACGCCAGTAATTACGGTATCGCTCTCTACGTTACCACCTTGCAGTACCTGTATAACAGTAATCGGATCATAGACGTCTAGCTCTAAAGCTGCAGTAACGCGGCTTGGACTTGCTCCATCATATGCATCTAAAGTTATAGCCTCTAGTCGTAGGTCTGCTCCTACCTCCTGGCGACTTGCTACGATCATAAGTGCCTGATTTAAGGCATCCGTATCAGTCTGCGCTATCGAGCTACGGTTACGAGTATGCTTAAAAAATGTGTCGATACTGTCTAGATTATTTACGGTCTGTGGCGTACCGCCAGTGCGTGTAACAGTGCAGCTATTTATAAGTCCAAAATCTGATAAGTCAAAAGCTACCTTTTGATATGTAATAGTGCCTGGTAGACCAGAGTCGCTAAAGACAGTAGACGTACCGCCAGAGGCTGTAATTATGTCCTGCCTAGACTTAAAGGTGGCGTAGCCTTGCTGGTTAATATAAAAGGCTCCTAGATCTGTAGCCTCGACCGTCTGACAGGCTGCTAGGGCTGTCCTAGTAGTACCTGTATCAGCCTGTACCGTAGTGGTACTGGTCGTAGATATAGCACGCATACCGCCAGGCCACTCAGCGGCGTCTAAGATGCTAGTAATGCGCTGCGCTGTAGTCTGTCCAGCCGTACCGCCTGTAACAGTACCTACAGATGCAAGGTTTAATAGTTGAAATCCATCGACGCAGTTTAGATCGACAAAGGCAGGGTCAAACCCTGTAGGAGAAGTGTATTTCCACGACTGTACATACATAGATCCTAAAGCGTATTCCTGGCCTGCGAACGTACCTATAAAACGTATCTTACGCATCGGTAAAATTTTTCCGTATAGAGCGCTACTCGTATTGGCAGGATTAAATAAACCTGTCTCGTCAATTAAACGCACTGCAGCATTACCAGCGGTAAAGCTGTCAGAGGTACGGTTATAGGCTCGTCTTATACCAGCTCGTAACACGTATTGGCTTACGTCTACGATTTCAGATGCGCTAGTACCTAATACAGACTGGTCTAGCGGTGTGGATGGATCATCAAGTACTAGACTAGGGTCAAAGTTAGCGCCGTTGCTAAAGTCAATAGTGCAGGTAAATATCGCGCCTGTACTCATTAGATACCCTCTAAGAGTATGTTATTACCTGTCCGCTGTGTCGCATATACAGCATCGGTTACAGCTGCTACTAAATCATTTTGAGCTACTACTGATCCCTGGACATTTACATTTATTGTGACGCCTTCATCTCTAGCTCTAAACCCTGCAGGATCAAAAAACGATGGCGTAGCCATACCTCTAGCGCTGCGGCCTGTCTCCTCAAAATACCTAGACGATGATACGTCAAAATTAGATGGTACTGAGGTTTTATCATAAAGGTTTCTTAAATAACTATCTTCATTTTCCTCAAAGAATCTAAAACTGCCTAAATCAGGTACGAAAGGTCTCTTAAAAGGTTCGCCGCCTATTTCTCCAGGTAAATCAATATAAGGAGGTCTAATAACAGGAGGTGTCGGTGGCAGTAAATCCTTACTCGTATCTTCGTCTTTTTTCCTAAATCCACCTGGATCAAAAGTAGGAGGCAGACCGCCAGAGTTACTAGATCCTCCAGGTGTGGGTATATTAGGTACGGTAATAGTTGCACCGATGCTAATGCTGTATTTACCCTCGATAATTGCTTTAAGTTTTGCAATTATGTCATCTAGATTATCTGTAAATTTTATATCAGGTTTAAGAGCTGCTAAGGCGTCTATAGATGCTTTATCAGAGGCAAAACCAGCCGTTTTTAATAGCTGTAAAACCTTTTCTAAATTCATCGCATCGTTATAACGTCCCTCAGTAGCAGCTTTTAGAGTCTTTATAGCCTCCTCGTCTGTCTGAAAATCCGCTATTTTTAATGCTGATAACTGTAAAGCTCTTTCGCGATCAGAGGCCGAAATATTACGACGTAGCGCAGCCTGTAGATTAATAGCATCTATATCGAATCTAAATTGAATTGCAGATTTTAATCTGTCGATTTCTGCCGTTCGCTTTCTTTCCGCTTGAGCTAATTTCTCTTTTCTTAATGCTTCTTGCTGCAATTTCTTTAGACGTGCGGCTGCAGCCTTTTCAGCTGCTGCGCGATCTCGCTCTAACTTATTATAAAAATCAGTAGATCCAGTTACAGACATACCAGTCTGAAAAGGTTTAGGCTTGATTTTTTGCGCTTCCATATATGCATCTAATAATTTTAGATATGTGCCTACTACTGGGATATTACCTACATCAAAAAATCCTGGTAGATTTTCACCTACTACTGGTAACTCTCTAATCTTGCCAATTAACAAATCTAAACCGTCTATAATGTTAGCAATTTGACGTCCTAGATTTTCCATTTCTGTAACTAAGCCGCCTACGCCTTGATTACCGCTGGCGGTCTCTAGAGCATTTACTAAAGATTTACCTACTGTTTCCTGTAAATTGGCAAAAGCTACGCCTAACTGAGCTACTTTACCCTCATAGCTATCTAGCCTGACTTGATTTTGTCCGCTAAATTGCTTATTTAATAAACCCTGTATCTGCTCAAAATTTTTCGTTTTAAGTTGAGCGTCTGATAAACCTAAACTATATTTTTTTAGTCCTCTAGTATTTCCTGTGTATGCGCGGCTTAGATCCTGGGCTACGGTAACTAAATCGACCGAGCTGCCTGCGCTTACATCTAACGCTAGTGTTAATAGATCCTGTGATTTAGTTACTGATCCAGTAGTAGTTATTAATGTCTGAAATGCTGGCCTTAATTTATCATCTAATACGCCTGAGGTTTTCTCTAAGTCTCCTAGAAAAGTCTTTACGCGCATATCGTCAAAAGCGAGACCAAGATTACCTAAAGTACGTGTTAAGGTTTTTGCAGCTTTATCGTCTTGCGTAAATGCTTTTACTGATTCTTTACTAAACTTTATAATCGCGCCTACAGAAAATACCGCAGCCAATTTAGAGCTTAAGGCTCCTAAGACTTTATCGGATGCTTTAGACTGTTTTTGGAGATCCTTAAAACCTTTATCTTTTAAGCGCGTTACTAAATCTACGCCTACCTCTGTATTAGCCATTTACAGCCCTCACGAACTTTAATAATCTTTCGTTTATTACCTTTTGTACCTCAGCCTTAACTCTATCGCCTACCTGCGCCTCTGCCTTAAATAACATACGACCTTTTAGACCATTTAGGGGCGCTACTTTAATTATTAAACGCTGAAAGTCATCTTGAGCGTTAGGGTTACGAGATACGCTTTTAGTACGTTTTTTAGAGCTTTGTCGACCAGCCCCTGCTAGTTCGTATATAGCTCCTGCAGGTTTACTATTTACTACGGCTAAAGCTGAGTAGGCAGTCTTATTAAAACCGTATGGCGCTTTACCTTTACGAGATCTGGTTATTTTTATTCCTGCCTTTATTTCTGCAGGTTGCCAAGTCCATCGGAGAGGATCTCTTGATCTATGTACTTTATCCTCTATCCAGGATGGCGTGACATAGGTGGGAGGAGTAGGTCTAAAAATAGGCGATCCCTGGCTATTAGTAACGTCTGCTGGTACAAAAGATTTAGCAGTATCACGTAAAGGTTTAGCAGCCGCATTTAACGCCTTACTAAAATCCTTACGTAATTTAGGATCTAGTGCCTGTAGCTCTTTAATTAATTTATTAAAATCATTTACTACGACAGCGCCGCGATATGTAGGAGTACGAGCCATTATCGCCTACCTTTCATCGAACGCGGTTTATTACGCGCCTGAGCCTGCTCCTGCAGGATAAACTTTATCGCTGCATATATAGCAGGGTCGCATTTTAGTAGCTCATTAGGTGAGATACTTGTCGCTACCGACACAGCTGCGACCTCCCATATGTCGCCGCGTCGGTCTATCCATTTTTTGAGTCAATAACAAAATCTACATCTTTATACTGAGCTAAGAAATCCTCATCTAATGCCGCTGTAGTTTCACCTTTAGCAGTAATTAAATAATGCGCGAACCACCAGAGATCGCTTTCCATCTGCTCATCAATTAGTCGCTTACGCCATCCAGTCTTAAAGTGACTCTCAAAAGCCACCTTAGCCGCTGGCGTAAGCTCGTAATTTACCTCTTTACCGTCTTTTTTAGTTACTTTAATTAATTGCGTAGCCATTTATGTCCCCTATTCTAGTTAATTAAGATGTAGCTTTAGTTAGAGCAGTTACTGGAAGCGTAATAGATGCAGTCATTGGAGCATCGATAGAGCCGTTAATTGGCTGCCATTGTGCTACCAACACAGACATAGAGTAGCGAGGGTTAGTCGCTGTTACAGTGCCTGAGACTGGAATTAGCTGAATAGCTAATTTTGTACCTAGTGCATCCTCAAAAATTGAGTTAACGCTAGATGCAGCGAAATCGTTGAACACTTCAAGCGTAACGCTTGGGCGTTCGATCCCACCTATCAGATTTTGTACCTGATCGGTCATAGCCGTTATTTCTACGGCGTCAATTTCTCGCGACAGGCTGACCGCGCTAACGAAAGTGGTAATAGTTGTAGTGCCTGCGACTACAGCTACTTTATTACCCATAAAGATCGCCATTTATTTCTCCTTTTATTTAGCCGATCAATTCGACATTATACCGATACGCAAGGTAATCGATACTAGCCACCTGTACAGATCCAGCGGTAGCGGATGTTACGCGCAGGGTTTGGACAGCGCCGCTAAGTGTTGCATCTGCCTCGATCGCGGCTTTTACCGAGGTAGAACCTGTTGACGCTAGATAACCGTCTAGCTTTGTCTGTCCAGCTGACTCGCTCATACGTCCTACGATTAAAAGTATTGTACAGGTAGCGTTATCAAAACCGCGATTAAAGGTAGCGTCAAAATTTAGATCTAATTGGCCTACTACCGCACCTGGGACGTTAACAGAGTCTGGAATATAATCGTAAGTCTTTAAGCCTGTAATAGTTGCTAGTCGCGTTTTAAGATTAGCGCGTACTGTCGATGGAACCATTAAGCTACGACCTCTTTTTTATAAGCTCTTACCATCGCAGTAACGTCTCGACCTAGAGGACTCATACGAACAGCTCCTAAATCTCCTAGACCTAAGATGCCGCCTGGAGAGTCTTTACGCTTATATAAGTCAGCTGTAAGTATCTGACAGGCTGTCTCTATGTCATCTGGGACGCTAGGCCATCCCCATCTAGCAGTAACCTCAACACCTGGACGCAGACCATTACTAAAGAGTCCAGGAAATATAGGCCAGACATAAGTAGTGTTAACCATTGTCAGCTGAGTAAAAGGTCTACCTAAAGATGAGGCCGTAAGTGGATCTAGTAAGAAATCTGTATCCACCGTTAGCGTGGTCTCAAAGACGCCATCTCCATCGTCGTCTATCTTAACTACGAGACTGCTAGACGTTCCAATATCATCGACGTAAGTAAATAGTTCACTATAAGCGCGATATTTACGCGCCGAGGCAGTGCTATCTAAATAAAAACGTCTATTAGCTATGCGATCAATACTGCGAGAGGCTGACTCAATAAGTCCCTCTAATAATGTGTCGTCTGACGTATCTGCAATACTTAAAAAAGTTTTCATCGCGTTAAGCGTCGTGTAACCGTTAGTTATAGCCATCCAGGAGCCTCATCGTCAATAGGGACAGGTATTTTCGAGAATAGGTCATTACTAAAGTGTTTTCTAATATCACTCATAGCACGCCCCTTAGATCCTGGATGGTTATAACCACTGGGAGGCCGTAGCCCCCCAGATGGTTTTATTAGCACTAGAAGCTAGGTGTACCTAATCCAGTTCCGTTAATTTGTGCAAACGCTTTAGGATAACGTAGAGAGGTATACGCGAACATACCGTACATAACGATATTTAGCGCGACCTTTCCATTAGGTTCCTCGAACGTAACATATGTCGGACTACCAGTCTCCTCGAATAGGTGAGACTCGTTGAGGTCGACGATATGGATAGTGTCTTGGTTAGTACCAGTTCCAGCCGCAGTAGTGATATTTGCGTCTGTGATGACTGGTAGACCGAGAATTGAATAACCTGAGTTGTTACCGTAGTTAGGGTATCCCTCACCTGAGCCAATGGCATTTACAGGATTATACGCAGTCGGTACGACTAGCGGACGACTCTGACCATCTAGACCAGCAAGTAGGAAACCTAAACGACGTGGATGCATAATAATCGCGTTAGGTGATGCGTAGATATTGCTCTGAATTTGTTGAATCGCATCTGCGAGCTTTGGATATAGACCTGCGACTGTACCAGTGGTAGCAGTGTAAGTTACTAAGATTCCTGTAGTCATATTTTGGATTCCTAGAGGTTGTCCATTAGATCCAGATCCATTAAGGAGCAAGTTATCTAGCTCTGTGTGATATGCACGCATCAAGTCAGTCAATACGATCGACTCTAGGTTATATCCACGTAGTAGCGCTTGCTTGGAAACGCTGTTTTGACCTGCAACAGTATTTACGTTAATTGTAAGTGTACTGTCCTGAGGATCTGTAGATACAGCCGCTGTGTTTTGTGAAGTTTGAGCGGCGACGCCTGTACCAGTGCCAATTAGAGACAGCACGACCGACATACCCTGCGGTGGCAGCGTGTGACGACGTGATGCATCTGCAAAAGGACGACCAGCGCGTAGCTTAGGCGCATATAGATCTACTAAATATTGTGGTACTACTAAACCGCCAAAATTGGAGGTTCCAGCTGCGCGATACTCTACGTTCATCTCTTGCTGATGGCGGCGAATACGATCCGCTGCATCTACATCAGTGTTGAAATGAGCTTTTACGGCATCACTTAGGAAGCTGTATTCGCTGCGCTGTGAATATGTAACAGGTTCGCTAACTACTTTAATAGCTTCGCGCTTTTCGCTAGCTGGCTTTGTGCTATCTACCTTAGCGGCTAGATCTGCAGCCTTAGCGTTACGTAGTTCCATATCTGAAATCTGCTCGATTCTTTCGTCGAGCTTCTTTACTTCTAAATTAAGAGCTTCAATATTAGCTAGCTCTACTTCTGTCACGTCGCGAGTTTCATCTGCGGCGCGGTCTACGATCGTCTGGATCATAGAGGTTTTGGTCTCGCGCTTTTCGCGTAGACCGTCTAAAAAGTTATTTCCCACGTTTTACTCTCCTAGAATAAAAGTTAATTATTTGTCGTAGAGGTGTCGATCTGTAACGTGGCGAGGTGTCGCATAACGCGAGGTGTCGCACCTGTTAAATCGAGGTGTCTTACTCTCGTAATATCTTACTATATTTTGCGTAAAAGTTTTAATATAGCTAAGGCCTGTGCCGTTCGCGTTTTGCTATTTTGCGCCATTGGCTCCCAGGCATTACAGTAAAAATTAGCCGCTATCTCATCGTCCCATTTAATGCAATATCCCTCGACGTTAAAACCGCAGTTACCACAGTTACGACCCTCTGGGACATCTGGACTATCGGCAGGTCTGTAATTATCAGGTAAAGCTCTTTCGCCATACTCAGCTATATTTACCGCTGCTAATTGATCCTGCGCCTGAGCCTCTGTCCTATGACAGCCTATAACCTCATTATTAGAGTCTTTTACGACTGCGTAACCATCACAGTCAGGATGATTATTTACGATGCTGTATGGCATCTAAAATCGCCTTAGCTGCATCGAGTCGAGGTGTGCCTATTGGCTCTTGAGAGCGTACGCCGTTAACCGTCGCTAGATCTCCATAAGCTCCAAAAGTAACTAGGGATACTTCTGCTAGATGAGCCTTTAATCTCTCTATAACGCCGTCTGTACGTTTACGATTCTTAATAGGCATAAAACCTATGGATAACTGATCTAATGCGCCATCTTTGACTAGCTCTAACGCGTCATCTCCCTCGCGTGTGCGACTTACCTTAAATTCCGCGTAAAGTCCCTCGTCTGTCTCACGTAGGAGCGTAGCTCTGCCTACTACAGATTTAGTGTCGTGGTTACGTAATAATTTTACTCGATGGGCTGCCTTAATAACATCGGCAAAAGCGCCGCGGCGAAAGACCTCAATAGTGTCGCCGCTTACGCGTTGCTCTTTGTCATATGGGACAGCGATGCCATAAATAGTACGGCCTCCATTTTCATCCTCGCGTATTTCTAGGTCTAGTGCGTAGCTGCGGATTTCATTAGTACTCATACGTCTAATTCATCCTCCTCGTCATATTCTGGAGCCTCGATAGTGTCAATAGGCTCGTCATCTATACCCTGGATAGGGTCTCTATTTTCCATATCTCTCACCTCGTCTACAGTTAAGAAGCCGTTAGTAAGACCTACTGCGTGAGCTTGATAACGCGATAGCGTATCTGTACGTAATAGCGTGTCGTAATTAAATTTAGCTGTCTGACCTCTTACTAACAATTCCGATAACGCCTGCTCTATTCTTTCTGCGATCGGCTGTATTGACCAACGTACTAACTGTAGATTTTCTTGCTCTACGTTAGCATAAGTACGAGAGCTATTAGGCGCTCCTAAATAATATGCAGGTAGTCCTAAGATATTAGCAGCCTCTGTTAATCCCTGAATCTGCGCCTCTATTAATTGTGACTCTTGCGCGTTAGATGAAAGTATCTCAAAGTCTGTAGTCGAATTTAGTACGGCAGGCTGGCGATTACGTCCGCTATACATAGATAGCCACGCTGTTTTAAGAGCGTCTGCCTCCTCCTGTGTTAAATCAGGATTACCAGATTTAATTACAGCTGTAGGATTTACGCCACCATCGAAGTAACGCGATGCATACTCATTAATAGCTATTTCTTTACCTATTGCCTGTTTTTGTGTCTCTACTATTCCTCGTCCAAAAAACTCACCAGGTAACGTAAAGTTTTTAATATGTAATATATCGTCTGCCTCGTAAACTTGCTCATCAATTCTATAAACTATGCGACCATCTACGCGAGTAAGATTTACGCGATCGATAGCGACAGGGTAAAAGAAATCAGGTAAGCCATTAGCGCCACGTTCACCTAGTACAGCTATGTAATTACCATCTAAAATTAAAGAGGCAGCCATAGCGCTAATAGTTTCGATGCGCGTCTCTTGCGGATTAGGTTTAATTAATATCTGCGGTGTTGGTTTAACGATACGTCCATTACGGTAACTATGTAGACCTAGTGCGCCTATAGCATCTGCGATTAATGTAACACCGCGATAAATTGCTGGTACGCCTAGCGCTGTATTAGTATCGACGTAAGTACCTGACCAGTTAGCCTGGAAAGCTCTACCTACTCTACCTAGCGAATCTACGTAGCCAGATGATGTATAGACTACAGACGGCTGTATCTGCCGTTTAAGTAGTCGTCCTAGCATTATTTATTCCTTTTCTCCATAGCAATACCAAAGAGCATTAGAAAAGACCCTCCTAATACTATCGCAGATGGCGCATAAATTAAGTACGCACCTGCGGTTATGGCTATAGATCCTAAAAGTTGCAG